CTCGACTAGCCCAGCCGGGGGGCGGGGTCGGCCGCCGGGCGGGGGGGGGTATTTTGGCCGATTTGCCCTGGTTTTGCAGCCTTTTTGCAGTAAGATCCCGCAACCCATTGATATCATTGGGTTACAAGGTCTATCGTCATGACTTTGGTGCGGTTTTGGGCGCCGAAAACCCTCGCGGATATGCGAGATCGGCGGCCGTAGGTGCGTTGTCCTGGTCAGAAGGGTATCGGATCATCAATTGACTGCGCCCTGACCGCGCTCACCTCAGCGCCAGGAAAGTGCGTCTTGGCCTCGACCATCGTGTCCAATGCGGTCTTGGAATAGTGCCTGTATGCCAGCGCCACTTCGCGCAAACTGACCAGCGTGAGATCCGGCCGCTGATCCTGTATTTCCTGCCAGCTTGCACTGTCTGCCATGATGCCTAGCTTGATGTCATCCACCATCACCTCCCAGTATGCCTCTGACGCCCTCTGAGCGCCGTTCTCAGTGGCAACTCGGTCCATTGCTAACATACCCCTCACGCAGTCGTTCGCACGCCTCTGTGCAAGCGTAGGATCGCTGCCATCACTGACGGCCTCGTTCATCCGCGCCAACGCCTGGCCGTACTTGATCGCCATGTCCGGCGTCACCAGATCCACCAGCCGATCGATGCCCCACTTTCGATCCATATCAAGCGCCGTGCGGTCGAAAGCGACCACGGCCATATCGACCATGATCTGTTCCTTGGTCGCGCCGGGGCTGATGATGCTGTCACCCTTTCTGCCCCGGCGTGGCGTTTTGCTTGCGCCTCGCTTCACTGCACCAATCCACCCAGGATGAAACCACCGAGCGCCGCCGCGACTGCCACGGCTGCCCATGCGGCATTGCGATGCGACGTTGGCTCCTGCTTGGACCATGCGCGTTGTTCCGGCGTCAGCGTGATCGGCTTGATCTCTGGCGGCTGTGGCATTGGCTTGGTGAATATCTTTTGCGGCTTGGCGTCTGCCGTCGCCTTTGCCTTTCGCAACTTTGTAGTTCGTTGATCAATTCCTTTCACCGACCGTTTCAGTATGACCGCAATTTCCTTGCGGCTTGCCTTGGCCTCAAGCATCCTTTCCAACGTGGCAACCTCATCATCTGTCCACACGCGGCGCGCCCTGGCCATCTCATCGGCCTTGCGTTTCTTCAGATGATGCACTCGCGTTGCCACGGGTTGCAGTCTCCGGCCCAGCGCCTTGGCGATAAGTTCATTGGTGAAGCCAGAGGCAACCATGTTTTCTAATCGCTTAATCTCATCATCGGTCCAGGCGCCAGAGTGTGCCAGTTTCAATTCATCTTGGTTTGTCATCGGTTCGATCCTTCGTGGTTTGGTTGGTTGGTTATTGGGGAAGCGTATTTGCGTTAAATCCCCATCTGCCTCTGGTTCCCCAATCCCCCAGTAGATTGGCCCCTTTAGGGGGCCATATTTATTGGGGAGATTATTGGGGTAACTTTTGCCCATTGTTGAGACGTTGGGGATTATTGGGGATTACTGGGGTTATTGGGGAAATCATGCCCGTGTCTCGGCCTGTATTCTGGCAAGAAACTGGTCTGCGTCTCTGATGGCTGAGACCGTTTGCAGATCCTCATTGGAGCATTCATCGACGTACATCTGGACGAGTTTTGCGGTCTCTATGGCGATGTCAGCGGTGTCTGGTTCCATGTCATAGGTGATGATGAATTGCGCAAATAGGTGCGCCATATCACAGCCTCTCATGCGCTTGGGCATGGCATCCAGGGCGGCCAATATGCCTCTTGTCATTTGCTCTTTATGTGTCATGGTGGAAACCTTTTCAGTCAAATAATTGGATGCCCAGAGCGCTAGCCACGTCTGCAATCTCACCGTCGTAAGTGCCGCGTTTGCCGTCATTGAAGAGAACATTTATCACGCTCTTGGCTATTGCTGGCTCATCATCTGCCACGCCGTGGTAGCTGTATTCAGTGCTTTCAATGATCCTGACGATTGCGTTAATTTTTATCATTTCTAATGCACCACCAATTGCTGTGCGAAGGCCTATAAATTGCGTTTCCTGCAATCCGCTTTTGGATCTGTATGCATATGCTGCCATTGTCTTATCCTTGGTTTGTTGAGTTGGGGTTATTTGGTCCGGCGATGACCACCTTTTTGGTGCGGCCTTTTTGTCGGTCCACGTAATCTTGGACGGCCAGCACGTCTGTTTTGATCCAGTAATTTAACATTTCTTTTATGCGTTGTTTGCTGGCCTCATCGGTTGGATCTATGTTGAGTGTTTCAGCGATCGTGTACCCGGCCCATGTCGCTGACTTGGAACTGTTTGATGGCGGGTTGGCGGCCATAGCGGCTATGGCTGTTCTCACGTCACTGGCGTCCTGTTTGCTGATCCCATCGAATGCGTCGGGCCACTGCCATTTGGTGACTGCGCCAACGCTCTGGCCGGATGGCGTTATGACCGACACCTTTTCGAACCATTGGTTGACCGATGCACTGGGTGGAGCCAGGTTGCTTTCGGCGTCAGCGATGCGGAAATAAAATCTGTGGTTTTCGATCCCGGCTTTAACACCTTCGTCTTCGGACATGCTGATTAGGATGCGGTTGAACCTGGACGTACCGCGCAGCGCTGAACCGCCTCTGGCATCGTCTATGCTGGCCGTCACGCCTTGCTGGATCTTTCTTGTATGGTGGACAAGATGCAGCGCGGTTTGGGTTGTTGTGGCCATTAATCGGATCCGCTGGCCGATGGCTCTGAATATTTCGTTTGTCTCTGGTGAGCGTGACAGATCTTGCAGCGGATCGAATATGACCACGTCGATTTTGTTGGTGGTGATGAATGTTTCTAGCTGCGCGAATAGCGTTTCGTTTATTGTTCCATCGACGCCGCCGATTAGAAAGAAATCGTCATGGCTGATGCCACTGACGGCGTATAGATTGCCGACGATGTTTTCCTGTTCAATTTGGTAGTGCGTTAGCAGCGCTGAGACCCTGGCATCCAATACGTCCTGATCGTCTTCTGCATTGTAGTAAAGGACGCGCAGCGGCTCCCTGGTGTAGCCTGTCAGAATGCCTTGCCCGGTTGCTATATCGATCGCTTCAGCCAGCGCCAGCATACTTTTCCCGACCTTGGGCGGCGCCACGGTCAGGCTTGTATATCCGAGGGCGTAAAAATCTGAGTAAACAAATGTCGGGCTCGGAATGAGCGTCAGGTCTTTTTGCTGCCACGCTTTGAATGCCAGCGGCGGTAGCGCTGACGCCTCGACCGGGGTGAGCGGTTGCGGCTGTTCCGGCGCTTCGAATTTGGTTCTGGTGCGTCTGATCATGTCCCACACTTCGGCGGCGGTATCTTCGACCGTGTAACCGGGCAGTGTTAACGGCGCGGTGAGGCTTTGGATTTCTGCATCGGTTAATCCCTGCCGCACGTATGAGCCGACCAGCGTGAAGACTGCCAGGTTCCATTCGCTGCCACTGAGCGCCTGTATGCGCGCCCTTTCCCTGTCCAATGGCTGTGAACCCAGATCGATGTCTAATGCGGCTGTGTGTGGCGTCTCAGCCGCTCTGAAGACCTGATACATGCGGTCAAATGGCACTGGGTCGCGATCAGATTGGAATGTTGTTTTTATCTGGCTGACTTCGGGGATGTAGCCGCGCTGGCGTTTCTTTTCATCCGGCCATGCGACCGTGCCGCCAATCCGCATAATGCGGTCGGGATTGTGGATGGCTTGATCAGTTTTCAGCGATCGCAGGATGGCCTTTTGCAGATCGGTCCAGGCCATCAGATTATATACTGGCTCATCTAGTTCCCAGTACGCATGGCCACGCAAGTGTGGCGTCGATCCCGTCTTGACAGTCATGCTGGGTTGCGGCCCGGCGAATGATCTGATGTTGTTCATTCCGGCTTCATCGTCGGCGTCTGCGAATGCGAAAAATGCGGCCATCACGTCAGCGCTACTTGACGCCTTGCCAACCCTTTGGATCCGAATTGGATTGACCGTGACGTAGCAATTATTTTTGGCGGAATTTTGGCTTTCCACGTAGTCAACGGCTTCATCGATTTGGCCCGGCGTAAAGAATGCCCAGGTCGGAAATTTACTGTCTTGCTCCAAGCAGCGCACCTCAAATTGCGCTGGCTCAATCAACTCGCCCCATCTTTTTGTCAGGGTGTCGAGATGCGTCCTTATTTCTGTTTTCACTGCTAACATTGGTACTCTTTCTTGCCCTTTTTCCAAAACCGCATTGCGGCGGCTTGGGAAAAAGCCCGGCCATTGGGGAGGACAACGGCCGGGAAGTTTACCCAGGATCATGCGGGGAAGAGAAACGCTGATGCTGGGCTTTGGCGGCGGGGAGGAACGCCGACAAATCTGATTAGAATAAATCATCGCCTTCGCCTGGCGGCACGGCTGCCGGGGCGGTTGCTACTGGTGCTGGCGGTGGGGTTGGCGCAGCGGCCGGGGCGGTGGCGATTGACGCGCCATCTTTTAGACAGGCTGGGCGATCGATCCATTTTGCCACGTCCAAAATTGGCACGGCGGTGCCGCCCTTGGCGTAGACTTTGTCATCGACGCGCGTCAGCTTAACGTGCGGCACTTCGTTGGGGCCGCGTTGCTCCTGGATCTGTGGCACCAGGTGAACCAGCGCGTCCCATACGGCCGCGCCGCTTTGTTCCCATGTTGCCGCCCGGTCTTTGCTGATGGCCACGCGAATGCTGATGCCTTTTTTCCAGCCTTCACCGGGTGATGCCATCATCTGCGATGGCGATGGGTTCCACTTCCATTCTGGCGGCACTCCGGCCACGCCGTCAGAGCGGCACCAGCCTGTCTTGAGCGTAGCCAGATCCAGCACTAAGCCTTTGTCGGCATCGACGGGCGTTTTATCGCCGCCGTCTCTGATGTAGAATGTTGCCGGGCTTATGACCCGGTCTTTAGTGCCGTTGGCAGACCATTGAAAAAACGGGCCGGTAATACCGTCTTGGGCTAGATCGATTTCAAACATTTTTTGTTCCTTGCTTGTTGATCAGTTGAAGTGTTGTTGCGCCAGATCTTCAGCGCCGTTCCAGTAAAAGGAATTAGGGTTGTGTGGGACGATGGATGCGGCCGTCTCAGCGTCTGGCACATGGCGCAGAAACCGCTCCAATCGGATTATTTTTTGCTTGGCTAGTTTGAGCGTTTCACCGACATCGCCGTCTTCCAGCCAGTTGCATTTTTTCGGGCTGACATAGAGGAATTTGACGGCTGAATTGCCCATCGCCTTGGCATAAATGCAGCGCTGCAATTGATGCTCTGGTGACATCGTGCTTGGGATCCGGCCAGTTGATTTGAGATCAACGACCAGGCCATGCTTTTCGAAGACAAAATCAAGGTAGCCAATGACCGGGATGGCCCAATCGTCATAGTGCTTGGCAAATATCTGCACTTTGTGCTGGCCGTTCTCTGGAAAATCCGGCTCACCAAATGGCTTCAATTCGTCCAACGTGATTTTGCCAATCGGCTCAATCATCGCGCGTTCTTTGGTGATTTTGTCGCTCAACGCAATTGGAAATTGCTTGTCAAATTTCGCCAACGCTTTTGCCAGGGCATCCTCAAAGCTGGACCCGGTCAGCGTGTCGGCTACCAGATCCTCGGCGCAGATGCCTCTGAACATGGCGGCGCTGCCTGGTGTGCGTTTCTTTAAAAGATACGACAGCACCCACACATCCGGCGCATTCGACCATAGATTGATGGATGAGGCGCTTAAATGCCCGATGCCGTGGCGGTCGAAACCGCTGCCCTCTGTTGATTTAGCCATTGGTTTTTTCCTCAAATTTTATGCGCGTGAGGTGTTCGCTGAGTGATTGAATTTCATCGGCTCTAGCTTGGATTGAGTAAAGGCCGCCGCGCTGCTTGCATTCCAACCGAATTAAATTAGCGACCCGGTCAATGCGCTTCGCCAACGCTTCCAAATCTCGCGCGCTCATGGCGTGGCCACCCAGGCCATTAAAAATATGGCGCATATAGCTATGCCGCCGATTACGTCATCAATTTTTATCATTTTAACTACCTGTATTTTTGGACTGCTCGTTTTTTTCTGTGTCGTAGTGGTAAACGAGGGTTGACGTATATTGCAACCCCCTTTATTAAAAAAATGGTCATCTTGGAAAACAGAGCAGAAAATAATAAGGATAACCATGACATTACGAGAGTACTTAGATATGAGCGGCTGGTCACAACGGCAATTCGCAAAAGAGTTAGGTGCGGGTGATAGCATCGTCAGTCGGTGGGTTAAGGGCCAGCGCGTACCATCGCGGTCTAATATCAACGAGATATCGCAAATCACGAAAGGGGCCGTCCAATGGAGCGATTGGAACAGTACAAGCACCTGATCGCGATGGCCGAGAGCGCAGAGACTGAAGGCAAGTCGCTAAGTGCGCTATACCCTGGCGTGAGGCCGTCCTGGGTGTCTGGCGATATCGCTGATTGCGACCGCCGGGCGAGACAATATCGGCAGCAAGCGCTGTGCTACCAGCAATTCGAATGACAGATCTGGAAACCATTAAGCGGTTACAGTCCCGCAACAGCGAGATGCACAATAAGATCAGTAAGCAGAAGGGCGAGATTTCCCGACTGACTGAAGTGTGTGATCAACTTAAACGCGATCGAGATCGCCTTGCCAGTGAACTACGCTGGATCAAAGGAACGTCATAAAATGGTGAACAGTAGGAACAAAGGAAGCGCATACGAAAGATCGATTTGCCAATTGTTCAATCTGGAGCTTGGTTCACAGTTCAATTTCAAACGAGACCTTGAACAATACAGATCCGCTGACCACGGCGATATTATCAGTTCGGACCCCGCCTGGCCGTTTGTCATCGAATTGAAGCGCTATGCCAGCGGCCCACCGGGTGGCCAAATAGCCTGGTGGACGCAAGCGGTTAATGCCGCCACGGCCGCCGATAAATTACCCGTCCTGATCTATAAATACGATCGCGCAGATCCCATCGCGGTGATCCAGAAAAAGACGATCGCCAGAAGCCTGGGCGCCGAGAGCAAATCGATAGTCAGATATTGGTGCGAGGTGCCAGAATTTCTAACGATAGCCAGAGAGGTGATGGCCTATGACGCCACTTGAGAAAATGAAGGCGATGGCCGCCATAGAGAATGAAATATTGATTAAAAAAACGGGCAAGCTGCACTACGGCGTTTATTGCAATACCGCTGGCTTAAAGATCCCCAAGGAAGGCGGCCGCATTCCCAAGGCACAGCGCAAGCCCAAAGCGGCCACGTCCACTTGAGCCGCTCGGTAATTGACGAGGCGCTGCGCCTGATCGACGGTGACCGCGCAGCCCAATACGGCAGTGCCAGCAAAAACATGGCGCACATTGCAGAGCGGTGGAACCAGCTATTGGGCCTGGATCAGCAATTGACGATCCGGCCGATACAGAGTTGGCAAGTATGCGCCATGATGATTGATCTGAAAGTCGCTCGTTTGGCGCAGGGTTACAAGCGCGATACCGCCGTTGATATCATCGGTTACGCCGCGCTCATGGCCGAGATGATAGGAGATCAGGATGATGGCTCAGAGAGGCCGTGACAGCCGCTCCAGGAGCGCATTGCTCCAGGATCTGTACCGCAAGCGCCTAGGCCGCGTGGCGCCTCTGGAGAACGCTCGTATGCGGGAACGCATGTCACCTTATTTTAATGATACGAACGCACGGCGTGAGGCTGATAAAGGGCTGCGCCGCAACATGATTATTGAGGCCATTCGCGATCTAAGTACCTTGGGCGATTTGGTTACTGTCGAGCAGATCAGCATCCACACTGGGTTAAACAATCGATCGATCCAATCCACGATGCCATTCCTGGTGCGCTCAAAACAGATTGAGCGGGTTGGTTGGGATCCATATGAAATTCGCAGATACAGGTTGCCGAAAAAATGAACAAAAGAATTGCGCAGAAAATTACTGAAACAATTGGGCTGTTAGAGGCTGACGGCCGCACCGTTCACAGAGTTGTGATTGATGGCAAAAAGGTCGAGTTTATTTTGACGGCGCAGGATGATGCGCCGCCCAAAATTGAATGGGATTAGTGAACTTGCGCCTGATCCCAAGCGTCCTTGGCCGCGATGGCTTTGACGGCTGTGTTGCCCTGTAGCGTCGAGTTAGCGTAGCGCCGCACCATCGCACTGTTAGTGTGGCCAGTGATTGATTGGATCTGTTCTACGTTGCAGCCAGCGGCTGCCAGGCCATGCGCAGCGGTGTGGCGCAGATCGTGGATTGTCTTTTTAATGCCCAACTTATCGCGCAGCTTTCTGACGGCCTGTTCTATACCAGTGTATGCCAGCTTTTCTCCTGTCACTTTATTGCTGATAATATACTCGCCATCACGGTCAGCTTCTTCCAAAAATTTGCACAGACGGGCGGTGAATGGCACAAACAATTCTGCACCAGTTTTTTCTTGGATGACGTGGATCCCCAGCTTGCCGCCAAACTCATTGCTGGTCTGTAGTTGATCCCACTTTATGTTCAGCACATCACTGATCCGCTGGCCAGTATTGGCGCACAGTTCGATGGCCAGGCTTTCGCGCGGATGCGCAATTTCGTGCAACCGCCGGATATCATGCTCGGACCAGGGCAACCGCTGCTCGGTGTTCATCTTAATCTTTTTAACGCCGCGCGCTGGGTTGTGTTCAAGCCAGCCCAGATTGACGCCTTCTTCGAAAACGACCGTGGCAACGGTCAGTATGTAATTAGCGGTCGCTGGCTTGTCTTTGAAGGCGTCACGCAGGGCGATCAGATCTGGCTTTTTAAACCGCCTCACCAGCACAGTGCCAGCGCGCTCGTTGAGCCGGTTGAGATAGCGGTCATATGTTTTCTGGGTTGAGCCAGCGCGCAGGGCGTTGAACTCATCGCTGGCACGGTATTTTTTGATCAACTCGCCCAGGGTGCGGCGGCCGATATTTAGCGCGGCTTGGCCTTTGAGGCACTCGGCGTATTTTGCCCAGAAGGTGCCATCTTCCCGGTCGAACGGGAAGCGGCCAGGCATGGTAACGCGGCTACCGTCTTTGATGAAATAAATGTACGGGCCTTTTTTGCGGCACGGTGCGTATGAGCAATATTTTGGCAATGTCTTTTTCATTGTCTGTCTCCCAGTGGGGCGGGGCGCGATGGCCCCGGTTGATTATGCGATGGCGGCTTTGACGCGGATCGTTTCGGCTTGCCAGATCAGCTTGGCGCGCTTGACGGCCAGCAGCAGCGGCGTGTTGCGTTGAAATTGCTGCCAACCGAAATCGTCGGCGGCGTACTCAGCCACGGCTCTGTAAGCGGCAGACCATGAGCCTGACACTTCGTAATTAGTGACAGCCTCTTCGGCCAAGATGTCGATTTGATTTTCGGTAAGGTAAGCCATTGTCTGTCTCCCAGTTGGGCGGGGCGCGATGGCCCCGGTTGATTAAAATTGCCAGCTTGCGGGGGCATCTACCACATCAGAATATCGTGGCTTTTTCTCAGCATCGATCACGTCGAATATTGCATTGACGCCATCGTCAGTCAGCCAAACGATGTCGTAGCCGTCAGGGCATTTGAACGCCAAACCCTTTTGCTCCAAGCTGGTGATCAGGCCGCCGACTTGTTGCTTGTCCCAGCCAAGCGCCTCGGCAAACTCGTCGGCACCGCCGTTGGAGTAATTGTCATCAAGCTGCACTTCGCGGCTGTCATAGTTAAGGCAGATTTTAAGTGCGGCGATTTCGTTTTGTGTAAGACTTGTCATTTGATCTCTCCATGTTTTCTATAATCTACATAGTTGACAAAACGACAACTTACAAGACCCCACAAGTGAGTATTTTTGCAATTAGTTTTGCAAACCGATGACATTGAAAAGTTAACTTATTGATTTTAAATGCTTTATTTTAAACACAAGATCTGGTCTTATGATCTAGTAACTCAATAAAAACAACAACTTAGCCTCAAAAATTGCAACAAAATAGCGCATTTTCGAACTTTATTTTTGCAAAAGATCTAACTTGCCATTTTGACAAGCTAGAAATGCCTCTGCGCGCCAATAACTCGGCCCAAGATATTTAGACTGCCAGGATCTGCCACGTCCTGATCCCGGTGATTCGGATTGTCCGATGCCACCGTTACCGTGCCAGAAATTTTTGATAGAACGATCCGGCCAAGCGCCACGCCGCTGGCCGTTTCAAACGCGAATATTCCATCGCTAATAGCCGTATCGGCCGTGTTAAATATGGCAGTATCACCAGGATTGATCGTCGGCGCCATCTCGTCGCCTTGAACGTCCAAAGCCAGCATATCGGCTGGTTTGACCCCTGGGAACTTGCTAGGGTCTATAGCCAGCATGTCATCACCACTTGTGTCACTCTGACAACCATAATACATTATAACAGTCACCGGCACAACAGCGCTTGGCTCATTAAATATCACATCAATACTGATCTCCAGCGCATCAGCTAGGGTTTTCAGCGTCTGGTAATTTGGCGTTCTGACGCCACTCTCTAATCGCGATAGATGCGATTTATCTATTCCTGACAATGATGCCAGGTCGGCTTGCGACAGCCCTTTTTCGAGCCGTATTTCTTTTAGTCTCATTTTTAAGCTACTTATATTAAGTTAAAAAATTTAGATTATTGCAAATTATTTTAGAAATGGTGTTTCGGCCGGGCCGTGAGAAATTAATATTCCATTTTGTATGCGCCGCAACGCGCTAGGAACAACCGCCAGCGCAACTTGCGGCATTGCCACACATTTATTGACCCAATTTTTGCTGGGCGAAGCGTGGCTAGATTGGTAGGTTTTAACGTTTGACTTAGGTTTCATCGTGTTTCCGTTAACTTGTCGTTGCGGAAACTATTAAGCTATCAGTTGTAGTTATGCAAACATATTTTACATAAACATTGTGCGGCAAGTTGTCAGCGGTTAATGCGCGGCCCAACCATCTGGCGGTATTCTTCCAAGATTTGATCACCGCCAACGCCAGAGGACGCACTGGCAGCGCCACCGCCTATCGCCATCGGATTAGCCTTGCGCACGATCGGCAGCTTGAATGCGTTCTCAGCGGCCGTACTACCATACATATTATTTCTTAGGCCATTAACGATTGGCATTCGGCTGGCCCATCTGGCCATTGTGGTGTTGCCCAGCCATGAGGCAAACTGGCCGATCATGTTTGACGCAGACGTTGCGGTGTTGCTGGTATTCTTAGCGCCGCCTGTAACCCTAGCCGCAACCGATGCGAATTGTCCAATCAGCTTTATTTCGTCTTTTGTGAATAGCGTATTTAACAGTTCGGGGTTTTGGTCGCGCATTTTATTCCAGGCTTTTTGGAACATCGCGCCACTGACCGCCGTATTGCCAGTATTATCGACGCCTTGCTGGGCGCCTCGGCTGATCATTAAGAACGCTTCCTGGCGCAGCATGTCAAATTGTTCTTTAGGTAAATTCTTTTTTAACGTCTGCATATCACGCGCCAGGGCGGCCTTACTGGCCAAGCCGGATCCCGACGAACCAAACAGGTAATTTGTCACCGCTTCCGGCGCCAGCTTAAATCGCATTGAGCCATCGGCCTCAACCCGCTCAGTCAACTTGGGCAAGATGCCACCGGGGCGCTTCCAGCGGCTGGCGAATTGTTTGTAATTTCTTATTGCTTTCATCGTGGCACTGATGGCCGCCTCATCGCCAGACATCAGCACGTCATCGACGGCTTTCTCCAAATAACTGTCTAGCACCTGGTTAATCTGGCCAGCGGCTGCGCTGTCCGGCGTACCCTTGGCGCCCGTGTTCACTAGCTGGCGCCTGATGGTTAACAGATCCGCGACACTACCGCTCTCATCAAGCGCTGCCATCATGTCAGCCACGCGCGCATGGGTGCCAGGCGCCTGATCGGCTGGAAAGTCTCTCAGAGTGCCTCTGACGGCCGCTGCGAGTTCATCTGATATTGAGCCAGGGCCAGTGTCCAGGTAAGCGGCCCCGGTTCTCCTAGCCGCCGTGTACAGATCGTCAGCAGCGGCGCTTTCAGCGGCTCTGAGGTTGCCTAGAACTTCTTGAGCGGCTGCGCCGCCTTGCCCCTGGGCAGTGACGGCTGGGCCGCCCAAGCTGCCTTGTATCTCGTCCATGTTGCCGCGCAATTGCACTTGTTGCAAATCTCGGTTTGTTTGCATTGTGCGCCCGGCAGTTTCGCCAAAGCCGCCTTTTAGCATTTGGTCTTCAATCAGTTGCTGTCCGGCAGATCCGCTGGCGTCACCGCGCGTTAGATTTACTGGCACTGGCAATGACTGTGCGGCCGCCACTGACGCCACTGCGCCAGGTTCCAGGGCCGTATCTACTTCCTTGGCAATATTGCGCGCCAGGGTTTGCGATACCTCTGACGGGTCGAGCCCCAAGTCGTTAATCATTTTCAGAATAGATGGCGTGAAATTGCCGTACTGATCCATCACCGCTGGCGGCCGCGTCAGATATGCGCGCTTTAGAAAAGATAAAAATTGAAATGCTTTTTGCCCAAGGGCGCCGCCACCAGCGCCCAGCACCGGGTCTAGCTTTTGGTAATCATCGTCGCTCAATTCTGAACTGATGCCTTCGATTAGGCCAGCCTCAATGCCGCCAGCCGTTGCGGCGGTAAGTAATGAATTGGCGCCCATGCCTAGCCGCTTTAAAGTGCCAACAATTGGATTGGCCAATGATGCCACGCCAGCGACTTGCATAGCGTTGACTAGCTGAAAGCCTTCGGGGTTCGGATAAAATTTCGTGCGGCGCTCGGTAGGATTACCCGCATCATCGTAGATTGGCGCAACGACGATTAAGTTGTTGTATTTATCTTTGTCGAATTGCGCGCCAGGGATGATATCAGATACGCCCGACATCAGGCGATCGTCGCTCGACGTAGTGGCCAATAGCCCTGTCAGCCTGGCCGCTTTTTCTGGTGGCAGATTGAGCCGAGGCATCAGTGACAAATCTTCAAACTCACGGCGGCCGCCCGTCATGTAGTCGGTGGTTTTTTCCACAATGCCACGGGTATCGTCTGCCGGGTCCACAAAGTAGCTGTTGGCCTCTGGCGCCGCCGCCGCTGGTGGGGTGTAGCCTTTTTGCAGTTGCTCTACGAGCGCTTCAATCGATACCTGGGTGCCAGCCTGTTGCTCGGTGCTTTGCTGCAATTGCTGCATTAGAGCGTTTATGTCTACATCGCTCATGGCTGCGACCTCTGTAGCTCTTGCAGCCTGGCAAGCGCTTGCGCCTTCGCGGCCGTTGTCATGTTAGCCAGATTGGCAGCCATGTAGTCAGATATGTCTTGCGCGCTCATAGTCGCAAACTGATTGCTTGGTGCCGCCGGGTTTGCCCCAGATTGCGCCTGTTGATCAAACCAACCGTCCAACGTATTACCTGGCTTAGAGAACCAGCGCGCAGCTTTGGTCAGGGCTGCCATTGCTTTTTCTTGCGCAGCTTTTTTGTCCACCAGCCATTGTCGCAGATCTGCCGGGGCAAGGCTGCGCGGCGCGCCGATGTCCATCGCGGTTCTCATTTCTTCCTGGCTTAAAGCGCCAAAAGTAACACTTGAAATAATATCGAGACCCATCGTGTTCATCGCGTTGCGCAATTCGGCTGACGCCAATGTGATGTCGGGCAAATAATTTGCCACGAACCCTGACATGCCGTTGTTATCAATCGCGGCGATCGCTCTATTAGTCGTGATAATACTCTGTTGCGACAAGCCAATTTTAGTATAAATATCGGCCGCGCGGTCTTGGTTCAGCACCGCTTGCCTATTGCTTCCAGAGAGTTCAGCTTCATAGCGGATTACGTCTTGAATTGCCTTTTGAATTTCTACGGGATCTGTTAACTCTACCCCGTTTAGCATGTATTTTTTGGTGCCATCGTTTTGCGTGACAACGCTTACACCATTTGGATAATCCCGGTTGGCCAGACCAGTTTTTGCTTTATTCTGGCTTTGATAAAACGATTGCAATATGGCACCGGGTGGCCCACCGCCCTCAATCAGATCGGCCGCTTGCAACGCTGATGGAATTGGCTTGCCATCTGGTCCCTTCATTTTGCGCAGCATATCCACAGTTCTATTGGCGTCCGATACTGTAGCCGCCCTCTCACGCCGATCGCTCATGCTTTCGCGGATGCCAGCGGCCAGGTTGGCGTCCGGCTCCAGGCGCATCGTGTTGAAGCCCAGCGCCAGGCGGTCCATCAGGTCACCGTTTCGAAGGCCTTTGCGCAGACCGTTGCCAAGGTATTCCATGATGCCTGGCTGTTGGTTATCGTTCTGAGCGACTTGCCTTTGCCCAGGCATTGGTTGCTGTTGTCCTGGTCCCATTGTTAATCCCATCGCTTTCAGTAGAGCTTGTCTGTTGTCTTTCGCCCAGGATCCCCACACTGGCCCCTGGTTTGGCGAATAATCTGCGTGTGGCATCATGTCGAAATGAAACGTATTGGCGCCCATATACTCATTGCCAGCGCCGATGCCCCTGACGCCGAATTGCGCCGCCTTTGAAGCAAAATTCAGCGCGTCAGGATCGCCAACCCCAACCAGAGTGCCGTCCGGCCGGAACACCTGGAAATCAGCCGCCAGGCCCGTTTTGTGGCGATTACTGCCATGCTGTGGCTGATCGCCTTCCTGGCCACTGGTGACCCTAATTTTAGCGCCCTGGCCAAGCGTAGTAATCGCCGCCCGGTGGATCGCGTCCATGATCTCAAAGCCCGGCGGGTCAGGGCGCTTCGGCCCCATCGCATATTCTACATCTCGCCAGTATTCGCTGGTCACTATCTTCCCCCGCCCATCGATGTTGCGCCCAGTGTCAGATAATCAAACAAGCCTGGCTGTCTACCATTAGTTGTGGTCGTTGGGAACTGCGCGCCGCCCAGCGCTGCCACTGGCAGATTGAGCATATTCTGTGGATACTGCGCGATGTCGCCATATTGTCCGTTTGCGCTGTTGATAATCTGCTGAATTAGGTTTTGCTGCGCATTGCCCGTGTTCAACATATTTTCATTGATCTTGTTGCTGTAGTCGAAACCTTGCTGGCTGAGATTTGCAAGTTGATTGGCGCCGCCCATCATAGACTGATTGGCCGCAAAATTGTTGGCGTTGTTTTGGTTTTGTGCGGCAAAGTTATTGCCGATGTCGAATTGCGCCATGTTCTGCGCATTCTGATATCCGGCCTGGTTTAGCCCGGCCGTCATCTGCGCCGCCTGGTTGGCGAAATTGCGGTTGGTTTCGGCCTCTGCCACGCCCTGCCGGGATCCACCGTAAGCGCCAGCGCCTTGCGCCTGGGCGCCGACATTGTTGAGCGCCATCTGGTTTGCCCGGTTCATGTCAGCCATGCTGGCATCAATCACTTGTTGCTGAAACGGGTTTTGATATTGCTGCATGTTGGTGCCAGCGACCGTATTTGGCGTGACCTGGTTGGGCGTAAAGCCCATCCCCATGCCCGTGGCATTGACGGCTGTGTTATAAGTGTTGGCGCTTGTCTGCCCGACATTACCGCCAGCCAATGGCTGGGTTGGCATTGCCATCGGTTGCTGATATCCACCGTTAGCCATTATCCGAGCCTCTTTTGTTGCGATTGGATCGCCGGAAATAACCCGCCGCCTGGATCCATAAATTGTTTAGCAATTGCGCTGGCCTGATTTGGATCGTTCAGTTGCAACGATGCGAGTTGCTGATCGACCAACGGCGCCGCGCCGTAAGCCATCACGCCGCCGCCATAATCCTGCGCGGTTGGCATATTTGCCATGACATCAGCCGGGGCGTTCATTCCGAAGGCACTGGCTAGATCCGCGTTATTCTGGAACGACGAAATTTGGTTGTCGTTAAACGCCGCAACCGATGGCCCGTAATTTCTGATCGGCCCTAATTGCGCGATTTCATTTGCGCGCGCCACGTTTTCCCGGCTTTCATCCTGGACCCATTGGGGTATGGATGCTGTTGATGTTGTCTGACCGCCTTTACCGCCGCTCATGTCTCGAACTCCTTGACTATCGTCGTATGCAACGGCCGCCAGCCGTATTTTTTAAATGCTCTGACCCAGCCCTTGCGGCCAGATATACTTGCGCCGCTACAGCCCTGATCTTTGGCCCAGGCGATCACGTCATCGTGCATATCCGCAAGTTGGGCCAATTCGCCGCCGCCCAGAAAAATGTTGATGACCTTTTTCTTGGGAAATACATGAATTTCTGTCACTAAGCATCCTTTGCCAGTTGACCAGAGTTGAAAGCGCTGGTCGTAAACGCCGTCTACAATATCCCAAAAATCATGGGTGCCGCCGCTGTACTTGAGCGCATTCTCAATCCAAGTCTTACAGTGGGCCAGATCTTGCGTCATGGGCTTGTTCATAGCGATGTCACCACCAATGCCCCGGCGTTGGATACGGTAACATTATACCTCCCGCCGTTCGGCGCGGTCAGGATCAATCGGCCTTCGCCAATCTCGACATCCTGATTGCGCTTGTGGTTGCTATAATCAGCCAGTTCCAGAACGCGGTTACGCTCGTTTTCCAGATTTGCGGAATAGGTTGGCGATGTCATCGGCAGTCTCATCGGCGGCTCCCGGCGGTGGCGTCGAGGCGCATTATGCCAACGCGCCAATCGGCCAAACGAGCCGCATCCACGCGCATCCTGACCTGGCGGCCCTGGAGCCTAACACTGGTCGGGTTAGCCATTGTAAACGGCCCGTGGCTCGTCTCAGGTGCATTCGGGTATAATCGGGTTTTAAGCGTGACCGTGACATCCCCGGCGGTTGCCTCATCTGGCACGATTTGCGTCACCCGCATAATCTGATCCCCACTGGCTAGGGCGATCGGCGCCGTCTCGGCAAATATGTTGGCCTCATCGTAATCCAGGGCAATTTCATGGTCGTAAATGTCAGAGCCATCGGTCCAGATTGGATTTCTAAACACGCCAGCCTCGACGCCAGCAGTGCGGCTTAACTCGCCAATCAGCCAGTGGCCCTCTTCGTAATCATAGCCGACATAGCGGTCGATCTCGTTGGACCCTTCGCTCGGATAGAACCACCAGATCTCTTTATTGCCGCCGTTAACAACGGCCCATACTTTAGATTTCTGGGCGCGGTTGATGCCATCGAAAACGTAATCCGCAACATCGCATTTTACTGGCTCAACGCTTGAGCCGTTAAATTTAAAAAAGCCTCTCTCGCCCATCCAGAAAACGCCAGCATCGACTGACGCGGCGGCCTTGCGGCTAATGACGCCGCAATTGGTGCCGACCCGGTTGAACCCATAGACGTAGGGCGGCCCGGTGTAACTGGCAGTATGCGCGTCATTGGTGGTCAGGATCAGAGATTGGCCCCTTGCGCGAATACCGCATTGGATGCGCCCAGTGGTTTGAAGTTCTATATCGCCAGCCTCGTTGGTGGCGCTGGCCGACCAGGTGGTCAAAGCCTCTTTATCGCACCAAGATATTTTGCGGCTGTTACCGCCGGATGCCAGGGCAAATAAGAACCGCTCTTCGGTTACCAAAAGCGCTTTGCAATCGGTTGGCGCGTTAGTGATCGTCGCGGCATTATTGCTGTTGTTCAAATCCCAGGATACCAGCTTGCCATCGCTAGATGCGCAGCCAACCAGTAGCTGTCCGAAATTGTCGAGCGACCAGGTAGTGGCCTCGCTGAACGCGGCCGTATCAGGGCGCTCAGTGCCGTAAGTTGCAGACCCATAGGTGCCAAACCCATAGCCTGTCTCAACGACCGCTGACGCCAGCCCAGTCGCCACGCTAGTCGGTGTAATGTCAGTGACCGCCCCGGCCGACGATACCGCCCATAATTTATTCGCAGATCCAAACGCCAGGCGCTGCACTGCGCTATTGTCAATCCACGCCAGGGCGCCGCGCGGCA